GTTTTCTGACCCGGGGCGGTCACTGCTGCAGACCCAGTTTCCAAGGAAACTTATTTTGCACAGCAGGATAGGTGACTACGGGACTGGTTAGGTCGCAAACCTCCGTTCCGCCCGAGGATCGGTCCCATACCAATCGCATGGAGCTTCTGTAGCCCCTGTGCAGTCCTCCACCCGATTGATCGGGTCCACTTTTCTTCTTTCATATCAGAAATATAAATGAATAAAACATCTACATTCCTGATACTACGGAAGACAGTGGTATCAGAAGTATTCGAGCGGTCCTGGGTCAAACTTTATCAGTTTGCCCTAGGCGCTCTGGGAGTCCCCGTGGGCCTGCTTGCTTCCGTTCCTGTTTTCTTCGCGAGAGTGGATAAAATCCATTTCTCAAGAGGAAAACCGGGGGTAAGCATCTACCTTAAAGAATGTACAAGAGTACTTCTCAAGTTTCTTAGTGGAGATCCTTCAAAGACCTCCATCATTAAACTTAGAGAAGGTTTGCCTCTAATCCTCCCCGGACCCATCCGGAAAGGGATTAAAGCGCAAAACCTCTTGGCCATTCGGGTAGCTCTGACACTATTTGGTTTTGCCAGGGTTATCTTCCACAAGGGGCCTATCAAATTTCAGACTGTAACCGACCCTTCCACATGGGGAGTACCTAAAACCCCATTGCGGTTGGCAAAGTTACAGCGCGAGATTTGTTCGGCTCTGAAGGGACTTAAGGTAAGGCCATACGCTGTTCCCGTTCCGGAGCCAACCGTGTTGCATCGAAGCAACCGGATGGGTCCGAACGGTCATAGCGTGTTGGCCGCCCATTGGGACGCTCTCGTTCTTAAGGAGAGCGGGCTGTGGCAGTCTTTCATAGAACTGGCACGAGCCCTGGGCGTTCCATCCCAAGTTCAGAAGGTGACAACCTTGGCCAAGCTGAGTGCCGAATGGTACGCAGCGCGTCCTTCCTTCTCCCGTTTCACTCCCGAGCATCAATTCGTCTTAGGACGTTTTGGTGTTAAGGATGAGGCGGGGGGGAAGAAACGGCTGTTTGCCATTTCGGACTACTTTACCCAGTCCGTCTGTAAGCCGTTGCATCAGTACCTTATGGAGGTGCTGAGGCAGCTGCCTATGGACGGTACCTGGGACCAAGGACGTGCCTCTGACCGAGTCCGACAGTGGACATCTGACAAACAGGACAAGCTGTTCTGTTACGATTTGTCAGCTGCCACTGATCGGTTCCCGGCTGAGTTCACGGTCCTTGTGCTTGGCAACCTTATAGGGGTCAGTGC